GGCTAAGACTTTTCTTCGCAACATTGCCAAGTTCTCCGGCATTCCTGTAAGCAAGATCATCATTCCTACTAACAAAGGTATGTTAAAAGATCCTAATGCTGTGCCATTAGATGTTATGAGAGAATACTTTGAACAACCGGGTGTCAATAGATACATCGCCAACAAACAAAATTCTCCTTTAGGTGAACTTGTTACAGCCCACTATACACAAGGCAAAAAAGAACCCGCTTACTACATGCAAGCGGGCGATGATTTCTATATGATATCTAAGGCAAATCCATTAGGACTTTCAAAGAAGATTCCTGTTCTATCAGGTCGTGGTGATTTTAAGGTTCGTGTAGCCACAAGATCCGAGTTTTATGAAGTGCAAGCCGAGATTAAGATTAAGAATATGCCTGCAAGTGAATATTCTATAAAGCCGGGAACATCTAAGAAAAATCCATTCATTGTTAAAGGTTAAACTTCTTTTTCATTAGATAGATTTTTAGTCTAATAGCACCAACGAACATATCAAATCTATCACGAAAAGACAAATACCTTTTATTCAGTTGTAGATGCCATTGATAGTTCTCTTCTTCTAATCTGGCAATCGTATATGCTGCTTTCCTTGGAACAGAATGACAATGAACTGAGTTGTGTTTCTCAACCCAGTCCGCCAGTTCATGTAGTTGTTGGATTAGTTCTTCGTGTTTGTCTCTCATGCTCCCTCTATCATCTTGATTAGGTCTGCTGGCTTTATCATAATAAACTTTTCATTGCCATACTTTTCAGCAATCTTTTTGAGAATAGACTTCTTTACCACATCATTAGCATAATTCTTATATTCATCTGCTTTTCTGGATATTTCTGCAATCTGCTGCTCATACTTCTTTTTGTCTATTGTCTTAAAGTGTTCGTGAAACCCTAGCCAAAACTCACGAACAGCAACATCACGACCAATGCCAGGTGGAAATGTAAGATCGCCTGTATCAAGATTTATCTTTACTTGGCCATGAGGTGTGTTGATTGCAAACTCACTGGGTCCCGGACTAGCAATAGTAAAACGTTCTGTAGGAACTCCATGCGGATGAGGATAAATGCCATTTATATCAATGGTAAAAGGTTTATTGACATTAGAACCCTGTGCTCCAACAGGACCATGTGGATATGGCACAGGAGTAATATAGGATCTTGACGGGATTGTTACGTTGCCAGTGATCGTAGCATTAACGTCTTCCACTTCTTCGTCCCAGAGGTCTCTTGAACTTCCCATTATTCTATCACCTCAAAAATGTGCCAAACAAGAGTCATCATACCTCTCTGTTGAACTGTGCCGACATAAACATAATGCTTCTTTTCATAGTCAAGCATTTCATATCCTGTGCCAAAGACATGAAACACATACTTGCGAGATGGCTTTTTAGGATTGACGATAGCCCAAAGAACAGGAATATCACCCTGCATCTGTATATCCAATATCTGTGCGTTTCTTGGCATATCAATCTCTGTCACCATGTTATGGCGTATTTCATTACCAAGAGGATATTTGTAAATCATTTTCATGTTCTAACTCCAATCATCATTTCACAGTCACTAGCAGGACAATCAGCCGAGCCAATGTAGGTGATAACATACTCACAACACCAATAGTCACGGTTTACTCTGGCCAGACTTGCTATGTTATGAGTATATATCACTTCTCAGGCTTCCCATAATGGGGCGCCACGATAATGTTCACCACAAGTCATACGATAACCACTTTCACTTGGCCATCCACAACCAGCATCCTTGAAACAACCAGGTTCATCACACATATTAAGAAGAGGCTTTAGAGATTCAATCTTTTCTTCTCTGACCTTTGCTTTGATAGCATCCATATTCTCAATATCAAACTCATTAGAGATTACCATAGCACCAGCATCATATAGTGGAGCATATGCATCTGGTCCGAAACCAAGGCGATCATAGATTAGATATCTGTAAGAACCACCTTCACGAGCATGATCCACAATATGCTTCATTGCCCATCGTGTAACGGCAAGTTTCATTTCATATGGACATTTATCTGCCATTTCATCAAGATTGCCATTGGCTTCTTGCATCATCTTATCCAGTTCTTGACTGGCTTCCCACCAAGTCGTTTTGTTTTCGTCAGTCATTGTCTTCCTCAATCAGTTTGCGGCAACGCTTATACCAGTCATTATGCTGCCACTTGACCTTATCGTGTGACATTTCATAATAATCATTGGCAATAAACTGAACCAACTTTTCATACTTTTGAAGTCGCTTGATTTCTTTTTCTTGTTTTGAAACATAGATATCGTGATTTAGTTGATCAATGCTCATTACATCACCTCATATTTGCCATCATCGCAGGTATAGATCACTCGTTTCAAACCAAACTCGGCGATTGCTCTTTCACAACCAGCACAGGGCTTGGCCAAACCCCATACAAACTTTTTGGTGAATGGCTTTTCCTTCTTTACTCTTGTGATATAAATGTCACACTTGGAAAAGTCATCTACACCAATTTCACGGAGAGCATTTTTGATAGCGGCTACCTCGGCATGTAGGAAAATAGCGTGTTGATTCTTTCCGTATTTGGCTGCCATAGGATGCGATTTCATACTATTCAGTCCAACGGAAATAATCCGATTGCGATATACGATAGCAGCGGCCAACTTTTCCTGTGGATTAGGATTGGCAGCCGCTACCTTAGCGAGGGTGTGAAGTATTCCGTTGTTTATCGATTTCATGATGTATTATAGCAAAGGTTGATTAGGAAGTCAAGTTCTCTTTATAAGCATCCCATTTTCCTATGGGACATTTAGAACTAGGAAACATTGTTTTACCTTTAAGGAAACAACCACATTGCTTACAAACATAATATTGCTTTTCTAGATGCTCACATTGAACACAGATATCCATTCGTTCTCTGGCTTTCTTTGCTCTCTCTGTCCATCTTGTTACAAGTTCTACCATAATCATCCCCAAAGAAAAAGAGCGGAGATTTCTCCCCGCTCCTATATATTATCTTTGTATATGCATATGGTCAAAGTGACCTGCTACCTTCCAAAGAACCGTATAACCGGCTGCTCTGGCTTTCGCAGCGAGATTATCAAAACGATGTCTAGCACCTGAATTTGACGCCTCTCTAACACCACGACCTATGTTGATGTCGATTGCCCGACCAGCATAGTGCGCCCATCCATGATGAACTGGATGAACACCTCCAAAAGCAGGATGCTCTGACACACGGAAACCAGAATGCTGTAACATTCTACCATATGCAACAATTGATGCCGACGCACCAACGTTTCTTCCTCTACCTGCTGTATGGGTGTAGTGATGTCTTGAAGCAAGTCTAGCACGACCATGAATGCGTGGAGATACACTCCAGTTACTATTGTTCGTGCCTAGAATAGAGTCTAATAGATTGAACTCTCCTGCCTCTTGATTTGAATATTGATTTCTTGCCTCGGCGGTACCGCTAAGAGCAAGTACCGTAATGAAAGCAAATAAAATCTTCTTCATAGTAGTACCTTTCTGTTATATACGGCCACGCACAATCACACGATAACGAAAGATTAAGGAAATGTGGGATTGATTTAGGAAGAACCTGACGAGGCCGTAGGAGTTGATTGTCGGTGCTGGTACATCCGCAGACACCGACGGTAAACCACAGGGCATATGACACCCTGTGGAATAGTATTTAGTAAAGCATTATGTCGTTAATGTGACGTAAGTTCTGGAAACTTGTCAGCACAAATAGATGCTGCCCAGGCCTCTGGCTTTACTCTAGGCGTCACTCCCGTCATGCCCTTGATATAGCCAACCGCTTCACTGATTACGCAAGATGAACCGTGCTTGTGATCTGGATTGATATCGATGTGAACCTGGCACTCTCGGTCACCGATTGCTTCTTCCAAATCTAGATAGAGTTGAGCGGCCTTCATGACCTCATTCATTAGACGCACTCTCGGCTTATCCTTCTTCTGGTCATAATCACGTTCAGTCGTGATTTCACCGAAGACCTTAGCACCATGTTTACCGTCTTTATGAACTACCACAACAACCGCATAGTCCGCAAACCAGACGCCACCACGACGATGACGCTCTGAGTCTGAACCAATGTAAATCTTTGTAGTAGCCGAAGAGGTTTCAATGAACTCTCTTACCTCATCCAAGTCTAGTCTCTTACGCATTTTAGTCTCTTTCTACATATCGCTCCCTAATCTTCTTGGGTGCGAAAAATTGATTGACTGTTTCTAACACCGTATCTGTAGCATATGGCTTACATGAAAAAACATCTAGGTAAAAGTTGCCACTCTTATCACAGAAATGTGCAACGATATTAGATGTTTCAATCAATTGAACCAATGTATATCCTGCCTTATCATCTTCACCAAAGTGGATGACTTGCGGTTCACCATATGCAACCATATCAATACGACTTACTAATGCTAGTGCAAAAGCGGCGATGTTCTTTGCATCGGTGATTAATTCTTTGTCCGCATCATAACAATCTAGTATAAGATGATAACCCCATGCCATTTAAATATCCTTTTGCTTGCCTGTCTGCTTCTCGTAGGCATTTACAAGACCTTTGAGAGTATCAGGATTATAGATTACGTCTTTCATAGAAGCAAGGATACAGGAACTATCACCAGTCTGTGCGGTGATAATAACGGCAGTGCCTGCGATCCAAATAGTCTCAACCACATCATTATCATTTGTCATATTCAGGAGATGATAGAAACCTTTATCATTCATCTTCTTTGTTACATCGTCAGTCTTTTCACAGACCAACTTTTCTTCTGTCTTTGTTTCTTCTTTTGTGGGTGCTGCATCGGCGTGATTCAAATACTGAAACGTAAGCGAACCTAGAATAGAAAACACAATACCAATAATAGCATATCTCATTTCATTCTCCTAAATGGTGCTGGTAGAGGGAATCGAACCCCCGTTTGATGCTTACGAGGCAACTGTAATACCATTATACTATACCAGCGTTATACTTTAGATGGATCATATTCTGATAGGAAAGAACAGGAGGGGCATCTTCTGTTTTATTCTTAACTTTCAGTATATACTTTTTGGCTTGTTCTGTCAATAGACGATCAAAACCATTGTCTATATGGATGCCCTCGGTGACGTTAATCTCATTATAATATTGAGGACCAAATGTATTGAGAAACTTTGCAGTTGCTTCTCGTTTATCTTTAGCATCCAGAATCATGATTGCTCTGGTGTGTCCATCTTTACCAGATGAACGATCTACTGTAATCGTGTAGTAGCACATTTTCTAATCCTTACCAGCCGAAGATGTCGTCTTCTTCATAAACTCTAGCACCAGGGCTATTCTTGATGATAATCTGCTTGCGAACGGGTGCTGGACGATAAGTATATGCCGCAGGATAACCACCCGGTGCATAACCCCAACCACCAGAATTGCCGTAATACGGACCATAAGGATAAGAATTAGCAATGGCGGCCGCACCAATAGCACCAGCAGCAAGACCGATGCCAGCAATAGCAGCCGAATAACCAAATCCTGCACCGTATCCCCAGCCACCATATCCCCAAGGAATAAACTGGGCTCTAGCAGGTGCAGCGATTGAAAGTGAAAGACCTAAGGCAACGAAAAGCGCAATAACCTTGTTTCTCATTTTGAACTCCATAGAGAGAAGTGACCCCCATTGCAGGGGTCACCGGTGTAGGACTATTTATTACTTTCGTGTGGTGAGTTCCACGATCCTCTTATCGACCTTCTGATTATCGATCTTGCCGAAATTAGATGGACGCTTTGGAGGTAGTGGGGCCTCTACATACTTGGTAATAGGCGGTGCAATAACATCGCCTGCATATGCTGTGCCACCAATTAGCATGGCAGCGAATGCGATTGAAATAGTTCTCATTAGTATTCCTTCCTATAGTTAGCGAAGTTTCCGTGTCTGCTGCAACGCAACATACACATATTATATAGTGTTTTAGGAGAATGTCAAGAGAAATATTTGGAGCTGCGGAAGGGAGTCGAACCCTCATTGCCTTCGCTGAGAACGAAGTTTCCTAGGCCATTTAGAAGACCGCAGCATATTGGTGGACGTGAGAGGAATCGAACCCCCAACCTTCTCCGTGCAAAGGAGTTGCGCTCCCAATTGCGCCACACGCCCGTAACTTTTTTAATCTAGAGGAAGAGTAAGTGCTTCCTTGACAATGACAAGCAAATCTTCAATGGAGTTAGCAATAGTCTTAGATGTGGTCCACTCACCATCTTTGGTGCGACCATTAAGTTCTAGCATGTATCCATTATCATAACGATTTACAGTAAAATAACTATCAACTTTTTCTAGTTTGTCGGCAATTTTCACAGTCTTGGTCATCATTATCTCCTATTTGAGTTTAGACAGTTTGTCTATTATCGTTTCACCTTCAACAAGTTCTGTCAATCTTTTAACTTCAGAATGGCAGATTGCCCTAGACGGATCTTTCCAATCATATTCGTAACAGAGTCTAAGACGCTCTCGCCATTCTTTTAATTCTTTTACTAACTCTTGCTTTTCCTTGAGGACTCTAAAATCTACTACTGACATGGCTATATCTCCATCTTCCTCAAGGAGTATATAGTTAGTTTAACCTTTGAACACTAACACTGGAAGTAGAACCCATCCCAATAGCCCTAGCAGCGCCATAAGACAAGTCCAAGTTGCGACCTCTAACAAACGGACCACGATCATTAACTGTGACATTTACACAACCTCTATGACAAACTCTTAGCACTGTGCCGAATGGATATGTTCTATGTGCGGCTGTGTAGGCACGAGGATTGAAAACTGCTCCGGATGCGGTGTGCTTTGAAAGACGTTCACCATGACCGTAAAACGAAGCAACCATGCGACTGCCTCCATGGTCAGAATGACCCCAATAAGAAACCAAATCAGCACTCCCGCTGTCATTATCATGTTGCGAAACCGTCTGTCTAGCATGTCTAGTCTTTCTCACTCTTGTTTGTGGAGACAATTGATCGCCAAATATACCACCGAAAAAATCGGTAACAGGGTCAGCCATTGCTGAGGTTGTGAGAACGATGAAAAGGGCTATAGTGGTAAATGCTTTGTTCATTCTGAATCCTCATCTTCAAATAACTTAGGATTTTGTGCTTTGATTATAGGTTCAATCAAAGGAAGCAGTTCTTCTACCCATTTCTCCATCAAGGGATGATGATCGTCTTCCATAATTTCTCTTAGAGAAACTTTCACTTTGTTCATAACATATCTTTCAATGATTGGATCTAGGACCAGGTTCCGCCCCTGGAACTCATGATTCAGAGTCATGCGTGATACTGTTTCACTATCCTAGAATAGTTCTACCTTTATACCATCCGTTCGGAATGATACTGGTTTTCTTTATCTTTTTATTTTCTTCACCATTAGTAATCCAACAAGTGCCATATTGACTATTCTTCTCGCCAGATTGTTTTTTGTGTCCTTTTAGATTTTCAATGAACGTATCTGAATGATGCTTTCCTTCGAAAGGATTTACATAGTTTTCTTTCTTACTACAATGTGTATCTTTGATTGTCTGTGAGAAATTTTCTCTCCATTCATTATCTTTCATTAATTCTAAAAACTTTTCTGTACCTTTTCTTAGATTTTGTTTCGCACTTATCAAATGTTTTTCTGTTAGATTGATACCGTTTGAGTTTATATAACCCCAACCACCTTGACCACCTGGGCAAATATTATATGTATCTTTTCTATTACAATAGTCTTCCGTTACTAACTCCGCTTCTTTGCGGTTCATTTCATTCTCAGAATCTAAAATGAAAAGTATTTCCTTATTAAAGTTTTCTATACCATACTTTTTGATAGAACGTATAAGTTGCTTGCCAGAACCCATGTAACCATCATTTACATCTTTTGTCTGATGTTTTCCAATATACTCTTTATTGTTTATCTTATTCGTTATCTTATAAATGGTATAAAACATAGCTAACCCCAAGTTTACTAATAGTCTTATTGACATTGCTATTTAGTAAACTTGGGTGCTTATGTTCGGGGACTAGGACTCGAACCTAGAAAGTCGGAACCAAAATCCGACGTTATGCCAATTTAACTATCCCCGAATAAACTGGTGGACGAGGGGGAATCGAACCCCTATAACCTAGGATGCATCCTTGCTCTCGCCCGTAATTTGGTGCGTGGGGATGGATTCGAACCAACTAGCCCATAGGGAA